TTCTTTGGAGTCGCTTTTCATCTTGTCACTAAAACCAAAAGACTGAGGCTCTGTATCTCCCAAAGGAAAGAAAGCAGAAACAACACTAAAAAGATGTCTAGCGACAGGAACCAACATGGCTCCGATAATAGTTAGACCTGTAAACAACAGAATGGTTTGTCTGTGAGCTGAATAAGTAAAAAGAGCAAAATCTTTGAGATCCTTAAATGCTTGAGAAACTATAGAAACGGTTTTCTCAACAAAATTAGGTTCCCTAAGAACAATTAATTCAGCAGGTTTGCGACGTGGAATATCTAAAAGATCCTCTATATGCATGATGCCTGTAAAATAGGTTTGTATCATCTCTATACCATACATGTCAACCAATTCAGAAAAACACTCTTTAGGAGTGCCTTCAAATTTATCGAAATAGCTGTAATGGAAAGAAACAAGCTCTTTGAATCTTTTCTCCAGATAACTTCCTGGAGTAATTTCACGAAAAGTAAAATCAACGTAAGCTTCCAATTCAGGATCATCACTCATCTGGGGTTTAGCAAAGAACTTATCCAAGCTCTCAATAGTATCTGAGTTATAGACAAAATGTCTTTCTCTCAGATCATGTGCAGCTATAATCCTCTGAACTAACTCTCCATAATCGATAATTTCTCCAAAATGAAGATTTCCTGCTACTTCCTTAACAACGTGAAATTCCAAATGATCGAAATCAATAGGACCTTCTGTTTCTACATAATGTCTGCGACTCCATACATCACCATCCCTAGTTTCTGGAGTACAAAATTCAGGCTTAATTGTTTGAACGACATCCACATGAAATCTTCTAATAAGAGCTTCAATGTTAGTAATACTTTGCACGTGTGAAAAAGATTTGCAATTTGTGCTCGCCAAGAAATACTTAGCTTGATAGAACAAATTACCTTTATCTTCCAAAGCAGCCGCGTTGAGATTGTAGGTAAATGGAGCAATCGCGTGAATTACGTGATTATACTCATTACCTACCATTCCCGCTACATCTCTGGTTTGGCCAAAATCATCAGCACACTGAACAATAGTAGAAGGTTCATAACCGTCGGCAAATGTTGCGTCAGGTGATTTGTAGTGAATATAGAGAGACTGATTCTCTTTGAAACTCTCCCTTAATTTTGGAGACAATTCTCTCTTTGCTAGACCATGGGCCAAAGCATTGAGATTAATTGATTTGTAAGTACCTGGGCCACCTCGAATCAAAACTCCTGTAGTCTCTACTCGATCACCACCAGAATAAGTTCTGCGATAATTGGCATATATACCCTTGATAACAGAAAGATCCTTTGTAATCAACATGCACCAATTAGAAGTTTCGGAGGTTCGAGGTAACTCTTTAAAAAGTTTGTCTCCGGTTCGAACAATATGTTCCAAAGTGAAAATGTTTTGTTCACATCGAGGAAAACGGTTTTGGTTATAAGAATCAATGACATCTCTAGCTTCTTCAAGCCATCGATCTAATTCAAAATGATTGGTTTTCATAAAAGAAAATTGTTTCCAACCAGGAACTTTAGCTAGAGCAGAATTTGCTAACTCCTCGATAATTTTGAGAACACTCTTGATCATCGGAAGAAATCCATTTCTACCTCTAGCATACATCGTAACGAATTGGAAGGAATCTTTTGTGGTTTTCCCTGGATAAACCAAGTTAACCATACTAGATAATCCAATCATCGTGGTGTCTACTAGTGATTCAATATCAAATTGAGGAACAGCTTGCATAGCAATAGAACTCTCACTCAAATCTGATTTAAATGTTACATTCTTCATCACATTCAATACAATAGATAGAGCTTCTTCAATAAATGAAGAACCAAATCTTATAATAGCATATAATAAAGAGATAATTCCAACAATCAGATCTAACTTGTGCCCCCAGATACAATAGGATCCAATTCCCAATATAGCAGCTGTTCCGGGAATAACCCAGTGAGCTGTGTCTAAGAAATTGGTTGTAGATTCTGTTAGAGTCTTGGCTGATGACAAAACGTCGTCGACTAGACTCTTATCTGGTAAAGTGTCTTTCAACTTTTCTGTAAAAGCGGAAAGAGTAGAAGTAATACCAAGAGGGTCTGTAAAGAAACCAAACTGTGGTACAGCAGCAAAACCATTGTGAGGAACGGATACGTGTGGTCCGCGAGTTGTTTTTGACAACACGAACGATTCCAACTCAAAAGCAATGTCTTGCATTTTGTCTTCTTCAGGATCTTGAGACAAAATCACTTCTTTGTGAGAGATGATCAATCTAAAGATATCCTGGACTTCAGGTTCAAGGTTATACCACTCTTCAGTCTCATTAAGAGAAATTAAGTGATTAAGTAGACGAGAGCGCATATAAATACTCTTATCTACTTCAGGTTGTAGTTGAGGAAGAGATTCACCAAAGGATATGAAATCCTTAACGAATGTATTCCAACTACGATCGGTTTGTGATTTAGCTTGCTTGTTTTGTTCAATCTGTTTTTCAAGATTTTTAATACTTTCAACACCTCTAATGAGGGTTCTTGGCTTGGATACGACTTTCTTTTGATTAAACTTGTTCATATTTGCTAAATTATTGTGTGGGGAGGGGAGGGTGATCTGGCAGCTTACTCCTGTCTAAGATCAGTGCGAGAGTGAGGTTTATAGGGCCATCCTCACTACAGGCCGGGGTGGGTTTTTCAGACTAGGAAAATATACCCTAAAACTAGGAAAGAGATTTTGAAACGGTTGTCTTCTCATTACCGTGAAATCTTGATATCCTTCAAGTTAGAACGGCAAAAGGTCTCGTCACAACAAATGTTGGTTACAGATCCGAGATTTTAATCTGGCTTACCTTAACGGAAGGTCAAAGCTTAGACGAATATATTTTATACATAAGATGCTTGCTTATGCGGTATATGGGTTTTTCTATATTTCTGAATAGTCTATAAGTGTGGAAAAAGCAAATCGGTTTTTCAGATTAGTTAAAGAAATGTGAGTTGAAAAGGTTCACACTACT